TTTGCCGTTGCAAGTCTCACAAGGTCTCGACACCATAGCCGAGCCTATGTCGGCGTCCTGATCTGCCAGCATCTCGTACATGAGGCGACCAGATCCGTTACAGGTAGGACAATCAAAAGCTGTATTTTTTGTCATATCTTCTCTCCTATAAATTGGAGGTGACCCTGTCGAGCCACCCCCTGATAATTAGAACGGAATTGAGTCGTTCAACTGAGCTGGTGCTACAGGTGAGATGCCGTCATCCTTAGAAAAGACGTCCTGAGTTTTACCTTTTAGCACTGGTGCTTTGTCGTTGTCTGTCAAGTTATTCCATAGCGCGGCGTCAATTTTCTCGCCAGCTTTGATGTCTCGGTGCGCGAAGAAGTGACCCTTGAAATCAGGGGCCTTGTCGTTAGTCTTCTCGTTGCGCCATAGGGCTACCTGCCCTTTATTGTCATATTGCTGAGTCATAATTTTATCCTTTCAGTTCAGCTTTACGTTTAGAAAACAAGTCAAGCACAGCTTTCTTGCGTTCCGTTGACATAGCCTCTATCTCCGCCTTGTATTCAGTGTACAGTGCGTTCAAGCCACCTAGTTGAGCAACTGAGGCTAGTCGTTGCTCGATGCCTGATTCAAGTGTCCCCGCACCGACAGGAGGGATGGCCTGTGGTGCGGAGACTTGTGCCGTAGCCACGGGAGGAGGAGCTACGGCGGGTGTGTTCTTTGTAAATGTGGCGGCATTGCCATCATCATCTTCGTCGCCTGATACAAGCCCCAGAACGGCAGTCAAGCCATATCTGCGAGCATAGCTCAGTGCGCTACCAAAAGACTGTGCGTCTTGTTTTGTAGCCATTACAGGTTGAGATGAGGCAAGCTGGTCTCCGCTTTCGTGAGCTAAGATTGTCACCAGACAAAAGACACCGTCCTGTTTATCTGGCATCTGCACAACTGAGAGGCCGTGCCTTGCGAGCACAGGTCGCGCCGCATCCCAGCAGTCTTTTAACGTGCTGTACTTGCTCTTATGGAATGGATTGAAACCGCTCTGGGCAACAGTTGGAAATTCTGCCTGAGCTTTTGATAGTGCTGTGTATAGTTCTTTCATTGTATCTCTCCTTTTTCTGCGTGTTCTAAAAAACCGTTGTAAACGTGGTTGACTGCCTCAGATGTCTTGTAAAGGCTACTAGCAACTTCACTGTATGATTTATCCCCGCTATAGATAGGAAGATACCTAAAATCTTGTAAGACTGTATCCTTTATTACAAGCCCAACAGCTTCAAGATTTGAACCCTCAGCAGATTCAAGTATATCATTAAGTTCATCTAACGCGCTTATTATCAGAGGGATAAGCATCACAACATTTTTGTTCTGTAAAAGTTCTTTCATTGTATTTCTCCTGTGTTTGTGTGTTTCAAATAGTTTTTATAGAAGCCTTTGACTGCCTCAGAGGTTTTGAATAGGTTTTTAATAATCTCATCGTCCGATATTTCGTGATCGTAAACAGGAAGAAAACCAAATTGATCGCTGAATGTATCTCTCAACACAATCCCAGAAACCTCAACACTTTGTGTCTCACAATTACCAAACAATTTATTGAGATCGTTTACTGCATCTAGCATCTGTGGAATAAGCATAAGCATCTCATCCTCAAGTGCAAAAGCATCGTCATCTTCAAAAAAAAATTCATCACTCATAACTGATATAACTCCCTTGCAAGTTTAAGATATTCTTCAGGCATAAAACGCCATCTGAAGTTGTCCCAATCGGGCTTGATGTATAATCTCAAAACCTTTGGGTCGGTTGATATTTTTAGTAAGTTTTGCCAGACAACTGCACTGTGTAATATTTGTTGGTAATATGCCTCAAGGTTTTGCTCTGACATCAGTGAGCAGTTACTGCTGTCGAAAACTGCATAGTCCTCGGTGGTTATGTATACTAATCTGGGTGGCTTTCCTGTCGCCTTGCAATACACAGCAACCTGACGCAAGTGTGCTGGATCTGGTGAGGTCGGTGCTTTTAGTTTTCCAAAACCGCGAGATCCGTTTTTGCGTGGCGGCCCCAGCCTATTCCATTTCGTTTTAATTTCTAAAACATACTTGTCCGTTGCAAGATCTGCATAACCTATAATTGGAATGTCGAGGTGTTCGCTTTCTACTGCGATAGCCTGCTCACTCACCAAACTTTTGTCACCGAACAAACCCATCTTATCGAAACACTCCACACCGTTTCGGATCATGAGTTCGGCGTCGTGAATATATTGGTCACGCTTTAGCTCGTCGAGATCTGATATGGGTTTGTGTTGGGTTATCATATCCTGAGCAATGTCTGTTGCGTCACTCAAGTCTAACCCGTCAACGAGATGCCCCTGCAACGCATCATGCACTGCCGTTCCAGCGATGGCGGGAACGCCGACAGGAATGTTGCGACGCTCCGCACCGAGATGCAGGTATTCAAAAACACGAAGACAATTTGGCTTCTCGTTTGCTGACGGTGACGTGTGAGTTAGACCCGCATCCATCAGATACTTTGGTATTTCCTTAAAATCTTCCAACTTGTTCTCCTCCTTAGTTCGTTGATTATCCACATATATCAACGACGGTCAATACTTAAATCGTATGTTGCATGTCGTGAATGGACTGCACAACTTGCGACACCGTTGACCCAGTCTCTCGGAGTGACATCAATAGAGCTGGATTAATCTTCACGTTTTGTGTTTCGATAATTTGTGCCAAACGATCCGCTGACATCATAAGATCCACCATCTCCTGACGGATCATTTCTTCTGCTTTGACTACGTTCATATTACATATCCTCCAAAATAAAGTTCTTTACAATTTCTTTGACAAAGTATTCTTGAAGACCACATACGTTACTTATTTGTTTCCAATCGTCTTCATTGAATGAGTGCTCGCAACCGCCCTCGAACCAGACGACGTCGCTGTCAGTTTTCTTATAAAAGAAGTCACCTGCATCGGGGTCAATCTTTTCAGAGACCAGAACCATTGCGTTGAACACAACCGAAATATCTTCTTCAGTTTCTCTGCTCAGTTCCCAGTTGCCCGCTAACATTTGTTTGTATTGTGCCATTAATTTCTCTCCTGTTTGTTTACTCAAGGAGCATACGAAATACGCATACACTTGTCAACAGTTTATTTTACCCAGCATTTCTGCGGCTTTCAGAGCCAATAAAAATATAATTTGCACGGGTCGCGGATCTATGTATACTCAGGGCGTATCAATTTACAAGGAGTTCAAGATGCAATTAAAAGATTGGCTAGAAAAGCACAAAGTTTCTCAGGCGGCTTTCGGCAAGATGATGGGAGTATCTCAGGCAAACGTGTCGCGTTGGTCGGGCATGATACAATTTCCTGACCCGATTAACCTCTACAAAATTTCACGGATCACAAAAAACAAAGTGACGGCAAATGACTTTGTCCAGAACTGGGTTGTGGATGTTGAGCCTGAAGTTTTGGAGGTGAACAATGGGAAAGCTAAGTAGAGATAAAGGTTCCCGATTTGAAAACAGCGTCATCAAGATGTTGATTGAAGAGTTGGGTGATATAATTCCAGACTCTGAAAACTTGCGCCGCAACTTGACGCAATACCAAACCAACTCTCAGCCCGACGTAATTCTAGCGGATCTTTTTGCGCTAGAGATGAAGCACTACGCTAAGGGTAACGGCTGGTACAAACCTGATTGGTGGGAGCAGTCGAAGCAGAGCGCGGCATTGCTCAACATGATACCAGTGTTGATATATAAATATGATCGACAACAGGTCAGAGTTGTTTTGCCGTTATATGTCGTGGGTCGAGAGTTTGCTTTGAACGACGACGAACATGATTTTCCACGAGAGGGAAATGCAATCGCACCTATCCTGATGGACTTTGAGACGGGGTGCATGATTCTTAGGGAGTGGCTGTGATGAGTGACGATAACATTATCAATCTGGTTAGTAACGTGAAACTTGATCCGAACACATTGTTGGAGAGAGCCAAAGATGTATACACGCACGTCGTTACGTTGGGTTGGGACGAGACTGACTCGTTAAACGTCAGGGCGTCGAGTAATCTTCGGAACGAGGACGTGGTCTATTTGCTGGAACTTGCGAAGACTATAATCATAGCTCAGGCTTTGGCCGAGGATGACGACTATGAGTAGGCCAATTTATGAGACACCTGAAGATCTTGCCAACGAGAAGCAGATCTGCGACAGGTTGAGTGAGGTGTTCGGTTGCACATTCAAGAAACTTCCCATTCGTTATCACGCTGATTTTTTGATAGTCCGAGACGGTGTCTGTAAGGGCTGGCTAGAAATCAAAAACCGCAACATACCGAGTGATCGCTACGACAGCTTTCTTCTGGATCTTGCGAAGGTTATGCGGATGCACGAACTTGCCGACGAGACTGGTCTGCCCGCTGTTCTGGCGGTTCGGTGGTCTGATGGACGCATAGGGTTCCACACTTTGAGTGGGCCTCTCGGCATCGTGTACACTGGCCGCACGGATCGGAACGACAGTCAGGATATGGGGCCTTGTTCGTTGATCCCGATGGATAGGTTTATCTTTTTGGACGAGATAGAAGATGGCACGGTGAAGATATGAGTTACAAGGCAATGGACGAAGTCTATGAGCTCGAAATATCTGATGGGTTTGCGAAGTTTGTGTTGCTGACAATTGCAAAGCATGTGGACGACAATCATCAAGGGTGGCCGAGCGCGGAACGTATATCTAAGTTGACGGGCATAAGTCGCACCACGGTTTTCAAAAAAATTAAGTGGCTCGGAGACAATGGATACCTCGGCAAAGATCGTCGGTGGACTCAAGACGGGCGGCCAACCAGCAACCTCTACACTGTTTTTAGCAGTGCGCGAGGCGGACGTAAGGGGTGCGCGAGACGTACTCCAGTAGTGCGGGAGACGCACTCAAATAGATCAGTGAATATATCATCTAATATATCATCTGAAAAACATGAAGATAAGTTAATTGACTGGAGCGAGTTAGGTCGTGAAGTCATCAAAAAGGAGAGAGAAAGATGGACTACCAAAGCAGAATAGTAATGATCCAACGTAAGTTTATTGTGAACATGAAGACCTTGTACATAAAGCACAGGGCACTCGATACCGATGAGTCCATCGGGTTATACTTCGAGGAGATTGCCAACGGCATCAACGCACGGATGCCGACAGACATAAATGAAGATGAGTTTATCTCGGTGTTGCGGAAGATCTGGGAGCGGTGCATTCAAGGCCACAAGAGCAACTTCTACTTCTCACTGTCTCTTGTCATCAAGGCGGCAAGTGACGTGTCCAGAGACTTCAACGAGCGACGCAAGGCGGCCAACAGAAAGTTCGAGAGTGCGGAGAAGGGTGCGGGGCAGGCCGAGGCCGTAAAGAATTGCAAGACGCATCCTGAAGAGTTCGGATGGACTATAGAGAAGTGTCACAAGTGGTTGGACGACATCGACGGCATGATTGCGAGGCAAGAGATAAACGTCCACGTTGCAAGGTCTCTTCAGGGGATCCCGAGGGCGGCACTGAAGCGTTTGGGATACGTCGAGCCAGTCGTTGAGTTGCCAGAGTTTGACGCTTTGTAGGCAAAGAAAAACCCCGCGGAGGGGAGGACTCTGCGGGGCTTAACTAAGCATAAAAAGAAAGTGTGATCGGCTAATGCCACAAAACCGATGCGACAAGTATGGATGAGATTGCAGACAGCGCAACATAAAAACCAAACCGTCCCCGTTTTTTTCTGTCTATGTATTCTCGGGCCGAGACGATGGCCTCTTCTCTGGTCGCGGGGCGGAACATCTTGTTGATCTGGACGCGGTGTGCCTCGTTTCTAATTAGGTCTCTCATATCTTCTCTCCTTTCGGAAGTGGCTTACGCCACCTCCATTTCTAAAGCACATTTTTTTTAACAATAATTATGTGAGTCCAATTTTAGAGTTTCAAGCATAACTCCATTGGTTGCCATTCTGTCTATCATAGTGACGGCTTCTAACATCTGAGCACCTGTTATGTTTCCCAGATCCATTTGAACTGAAAGTATGTCGTACAGTTCTTGTGCGGGAAGAAAATTAATTGATATTTTTAACTTAATTGCATGCGGCAATCCTTCTGTTGCAAGGTCGAAACGATCGCTAGCATTCTCATAAGAATCCCATAGGTAGTCTCTTACTTTCGCTTTTGAAAATCTCTGTTTGTTTCTTCTCTTTATCTCTTCTCTTGAAAACATCTTATTCATCTCTTCTCTCCTGTTTGATTAACTTACCCTCATAATATACGGGAAGCGTATCATTACGTCAACCCCCTTTCGGGGGTATCAGTAAAAATAATTATGCAATTGGTGTAAGGTCTCGTTCTTTCCAGTTATCGGCGCGGCGGCTAAGGCTCTCGACGATTATGTTGGCCCTGTCGATCTTCGCACGGATCATTCGCTTTTCGTGGTGGTTGTCAGCTTGCTCCTCATCGTCAGACATTTCCACGATCAGTGCGATTATGCCGACCATATGCTTTAAGATCAGGCTCTTGTCTTTTTCGTAGGGCAGTCGGTCGGATCCGAAACACTCGTTCATGAACTGACCGTCTACGTTGTATCCGTGCTTTGCGAGTGTGCCGTCAGAGAGGCTCACCTTGTGCGCTCTTCCGCATATCTGACACGTTCCTAAGTGAGTTGCGCTGTTTGGCCCTGCTGGAGCCTTTGCGCGAGGCTCAGGCTTAACTACTGGGATGGCTTTGATTGCACTGCGAAGCTCGACCAGATCTTTAACCTCTTGCGGGTCTGCTCCGAATATCGTTTCGATTATAGGATAATGCTTTTCACGAACCAGATATAGGTCAAATGGTACGTCTATAACCTGAACCTTGTCAGACCAGATCCTTTTTCCATCAGACTCTTCAACTGACAGGGTGTTTTTTCTAGGTTCGTCTATCAATTTGCTATAGGCTCTGCTCACGTTATCTAGCGCATCCTTCTGCGCCTGCTTCGTTGGGAAGCTGTCTCTAGACGCGGCTACGATTACTTTGTTGCGGAAGTAGTCATATGTAAACTTGCTCATGTTTTCTCTCCTTGTGATTAACTTACTCCTAGAGTATACGGGTTGCGTATCATTACGTCAAGGGTAAATCGACACGTTGTCAAATTTATTTTAGCGGTTGACTGGGTTGGGGTGGGGGAATAATATCGTGAGAGAATGTTCAATGAAATCAATGGTAGGAATAATTAATGGCAAATATAAGTAAGAGACCAGTTGGTCGTCCACCGAAAACAGGTGGATGGCAGAAGATCTCGACCCGAATGGCGTCGGAATGGGCTGATGCGTGTGGTTTGCTGGAGACTAAGCACAACACGACGTTGGCTGACGTCATGTCTGACGCTATCGTTGCGTCGCCTCTGGAGGCTCTACGCGTCCTTTCAAGCTATATTCCTAAGAATGTGGACGTTACCCTTAATGCTGAAGGGAACTTCTCTGACGCTCTCCTACGGGCCTCTGAGCTTATGCGTAGCGAAGAAGCTACACCTACGATAATAGACGTCGAGGTAGAGGACTGATGTGACATATATGCAACAGTGATATATATGTAACACTGTGGCGGTAATGTAACAGTGACATTTATGCAACACCCCCCCTTCGAACACAGAGGGTAGGGGTAGGAGTAGAGATACCATCCAACCTCAGAATAATTCTAAACTACAGACCCCCCCTCGATATATAACGACCCCCATAACCACCCCTATCCCCTTTTTATTTTGTCTCTGAGACGTACTATAGATGATATATTATATGATATATTCATTGATATATTAGAGTACGCCTGACGCACTACTGTAGTACGCGAGACGCACTACTATAGTGCGGGAGACGCACCCCTCAATTAACCTTGCAAAACATTAAAAAAAGATAGATAAATACTGTGAGGAGTAAAAGTTTCGGTCTGGCGCTTTCCTCCTCCTTGTGCGCCGACTGATCGGGGGGTAGGGTTTTCTCTCTTGTCCCTATCCCCCATTCAAGGAGAGCTTAATGGAACCTGAAGAGCAAGTTGAGATTATGATGGCACTGGCGAAGGATCCAGTGTTGTTTGTTAGGTCTATCATTGGTGTCGAGCCTGAAGAGTGGCAGAAGAAGGCTCTGTATGCGGTCAGGGATAACGACCGCGTCGCCATCAGATCTGGTCACGG